CAATGCGCGAAGGTCATACATATACCGAGCATCCACCCAAGCACCCATTGCTCGCATCCACTGGAGAGCAATGAATGGATTGGCAATGTTGTTGGCTTTAGCGGATCGCTCTACACAAACGGACAGCGATTCTGTTTGTCCGTACATTGGCGGACCTCCGGCAAAGTAAGGAACGTCTCCGCTGAAATAAGGGAAGAAATAGACACATGCAGTGCCATCTCTCCAGGTTGCCGCCCATGTTCCGTCAGCGCGTCTCCTGAACGATCTGCAACTCATTGCCGGAACTGTGCGAACATTTGCCGATCCATCTGGCAATTGAAGCAGCACTTTCATGTCTCTGCTGCTGCAATTATGAACCCTCCAGCAATCAAACCTCTTATATGAGTTCAGAATTTTGAAGGTAGCAATTCCTTCAACCCTAATCTCAGCAACAGCGATTTTGTGATTGTGAATTCTTCCTGGAGGAAGCGAAGGAATAGAACTAACTGACGAAAAGTATGATCTAACGTAAGATAGATAACCAGAATTCCAATCGTCCCAACCTAAATGGACATCATATTCAATACCATCAACAGTCCGTTTGTGTAACTCAAAAGACTTTTGAATCGCTTCAATGTTGCAATATGTAGAGTTGAAAGAATTAACATAGTGATCAACGTAAACTTGACCACCACCAACATCTAAGTGTTTGCTTTCTAATTTTGAAAGCTCAATGGCAATCTGAGTTTGTGTGAGTGTGTTTCCAGTTATATAAAAGCTAGTGTCTGGATCTCTGGAATAATCGTATGTAACACCAAAAGGTATTTTTTGACCAAGCCCAACAACATACGGAGTCTTACCGTCTAAAGTTCTGGCGCACTTATTGTCGAAACGAGAGTACAGATCATTGAGATTACTGGCACTCCACATCTTGTCTTTTCTATCAATTGCCAATGGCATATCAGTAGAACCAGGACTCCTCGGAAGTCTGTACCGTGCTCGACATCACCGGAGTCTTCAGCACCGTGCCGTTGGCATTCTGCTCGACCCGTTGGCCAGGCCCGGCGACGAGCTGGACCCGTCGCACGGCCTCGATAAGTTGATTGATGGCTCGGGCATGGTCTGCTTTAAAGCCAGTCTCGGCCAGTTTTGCAGGCAGTTGGATTGCCATGGCTGGTTAGATCTCGCAGAACTGCGCGAAGATCTTTACGGGGCTATTGGAGGCCTTGACATACATCGTCGCATCGACCCAAGGGATCAGGATGAACTGCCCGGCCGGGATCTGGAACGAGTAGGGTGATGAAGGTCCGATTGAGACCGCATTGACTAGGTCCAGATTAACCACCAGGAGCCGATAGGGCGTCCCAAGGTCAGCGGTCAGGTCTAGGGCCTCGTCGGTCGTGCCGACCACCTGGGTCTGCTGTCCCATGTCGGTGCCGGTCATGTTGGCCACCGTGCTGTAGGACAGTGAGTTGATAACGGCGCCGCCTTTGGAGGCGTAAAGCCGCGCGGACATCTCGACTTCGTTGGCCATAGTGTTGGTGCGTTAAATCTCGCAGAATGTGGCTTGGATCGTTACATCAGACGTGTCTGCTCGGATGTAAATGGTGGCGCTGACATAGGGAATCAAGAGTGTTTCACCAGCGGGAATCCGCATTGTATAGGTGCCCGACACAAAACCAAGCTGAACGAAGTTGGTAGCGTCTAGGTTGCTTATCAACAGCTTGTAAGGAGACGACACGTCTGTCGGCACGTTAAGCGATTCGACAGCAGCATATCCGATGATTTGAGTCTGGCTGCCCATGTCGGTGCCGACCATGGTGGCGCTCTTGGTGTAGGTTACGCTCGGGAGGTAAGCGCCGTTTTTAGAGGCGTACAACCGGGCCGTCATTTGAATTTCGTCTGCCATAGTGTGTGTTTTTTAAAGGTTACTCAGAAGAACGGGTAAATGAGTGTGTCGTAAGGTGCGAAAGTCCATGCGATGACCTGCTCGACCTGGTTTGTTTTGGTTATCAGGCTTGTCGAGTAGTTTGTCTGCTTCCATCCCCAGACTGTGCCGTAGGGGGCTAATACTTGCCCTGTGGCTGGATCGGTTGGAATTCTAGGAAGCATTTGTTGCACAGAAAACGGCAGATTCCAATTCTGAATAAAGGATTGCGGCGTGTAGACAGGCGGGATTCCGTTTGGAACTTGAGGAAGTCCCATGTTGCCGGAGAAGGTGGCTATCCTGGTCAGGCTGACTCGAGCAATCGGAAAGGTGTCCTGGCCGCGGTAAAGCATTTGCCAGACTTTGTTGGCCATCGGAAAAGTCGTTGGGTTTCCGAGGTTGGTCTCCTTCTGAGACAGAATCTCACCGTTCTTAGCGGCTGTCTCAATTACCAGCTTATAAAGGTTTGGATTCCCTGTCGAGTTGGCCTCCTTGTCGACTGCTGGCAGAGCAAACACCGACACATCGAGGTAATCGGTGCGGAACTCGTAACGAATATCCGCTATTTCTCCGACTGGAGGGGCTGCTTGATCTTGGATTGGTGTACCAGGGTCGAAGGTCGGTCCTCCGACTGTGATCGTGGCCTCGGAATAAGGGCCGTCCTCTCGGATGCTGTACTTGGCGCCCAGAGCCACCCATTGGGACGAGGCGAGTCGGAGTGTGTCCTTGTCTCCTCGGAAAACTAACTGAACCACCCGGCCTGTGCCGTTGTTCTCGTAGGCGCGGCTAACCTCGATGTACTCGAAGTTGTTTGGGTTTGGTGAGCCTTGGAGTGTTGCCATGTTATTCGACAGCCTGAGCTGTTCTGCCGGTGTTTACTCGGATCGCACGGGTCTCGTTGGTCTGAATCTTGATTTGACCCACAAGGGTGTTAACCCATCCAGGAGGCGCTTCCGTTGAGAACATTGAGGTCTCGCGTTTTGCCCTGCTGTCTATTGTGCCAATGGTTCCGCGTTGGATCGGTAATGCCTCGAAACTTCTGTTAACATCTTGAGGTGAGGCAAACGCTTCTTGAAAACTGGCTTTTAATATTGATCCCTTGCCTCCCAGTGTTTGGAAAAAGCCAAGTAATCCATCTTCCATTGTCTCAGCATCTTTAGCGGCACGCTCAACTGCATCTGCAAAGAAGTTAATCTCAGGAACTGCTGACAGAATGATGGTCCGCTTTATCTCGTCGACTCGATCAGCCAATTTTCCAATAGAATCAATCTGCTCTTTTGAGATCAGATTGATCGGACCGATCTCCTTGATCTTAGCCATGGCTCCAGCGGCCTTAAATGCTCTTTCTCCAAGAATTGCGATCATGGCAGCCTGAGTCTGTGCGCTGCTGCCTGCATCCTTGTGGGCCTGACCCATTCTCGAGATCAGGTCGATGTTCGAGATGCTCTTGTCGTTAAGTTCAGCGACTGAAAAGCCAAGTGCTTTGAAGTATTCCCGGGCCTTTCCTCCCTCCTCAATAGCCTTAAGACGCTCCTGGCCGACTGCTGTGATTGACTTGGCCATGGACTCGAAGGAAACACCTGTTTGGCCTGCCAGCACCTGGAGGCGCTGGACGTCGTCAGTGCTGATGTTGAGTTGCTCGGAAAGGTCTCCGATGGCGTCGACTGTCTCGACCACCTTTGAGACAAAAGAGCCAATGGCAGCAACAGACAGTGCCGCGCCTAACTGCATCCCAACGGATGATCGGAACTTGTCGGTCACGCTGGAGGCTCGTTTAAGGCCGCTTTCGTAGGCCGAACCGTCAAGGCCGAGCTTTGCGATGAGTGAGAAAATGGCCATTTGTTAGTTCCTTACTGTCTCCCGTTCTTGACCCAGGCGCCAGAGGGCATCGTTCTTATCGTTCCACAGCTCGACCTGACCGTGCATTTCGGCGTTGGTCAGGAAGAACCTTTCGGCATCGGTCACCGGCATATTGAGCACCGTCTCCTCGGTGAATCCAATGTCGACTAGGCCAACCAGCAGCCTTTCGGGCCAGGGCATAGCGGCCTCCCTTGATCCTGAACCCGACTGCCTCAGAACCTCGGGGCAGTCGGATTTGTCGCCGATCCACTCCTGGAGGATTTGACATTCCTTGACGAGGTCGGACTTGCTGACCTTCTTGCGCATCAGCCGGAGCGGCACCCACCGGAACATCGAGGCCATGGTCTTGATCGACTCCTCGGCGGATTGGCTGCACACGACGACAGCCTCGACCAGGTCGTTAGCGGTGGCACGGCCTCCGGTGACGAATGGCGATCCCAAACGATGCAGCAGAATGGCGTGGCCGACAGTAAAGGGCACCATGCGGAGCCCGATCACCATCGGACAGGGCTTGGCTGTTGCGCTTAGGATGGCGGCCAGGCTGCTCACACGTTCAGGGCGACAGCGGCGCCGGTGGTCAGGTTCTTGTACTTCTTCACGGTGATCGAGACCATGGCCTTGCCGCTCTGAGTCATTTTGACCGAGCCACCGCCGGCATAGATGAACCGACCAGTGTTCAAGATATTAGCGGTTCCCATCATTGAAATATTTGGGGCTCCAGAAATCGCCACGGTGCCATTAACTGGAGCCAGGGAGCAGAATGCTAAGGCGGCGGTGGCATCAGCACCAGAAGGGATGAGGTTAAGATTGAGGGTCACGCGTTCGTTGTATCCGATGTGGCCGACCACTTCTCCAGCGCTGTTGCGAATCTCCTCGGTGTCGGCTTCGTGAGTAAGGTCGTAACTCTCAATCGAAGCCAGGGCACTGAAAATTGCGTCTACGTTGTTGATGCCATACATGGTCACCGAAGCCGGTGAACCAAATTGGTATGCGAGTCCTTGTGAATTAGCCATGTGTGTGGGTGGTTAGAGTGTTGAGGAACAGTAGAGTGTAAAAGTCCTGGTGAAAGTCCTGGACCGATTAGAGATTGAGGATGCCCCAAAGTCCAGAGGTGCGGCGAATTGCGCCGTAAAGGGGCCGCTGGGATCGTTTGATGGCGCGTTAAGGACCGAGGCCCCGGCGTCGTCGAACAGCGGCAGGATCCGATTATCGAGCACCTGGACGGTGGTCAGCATTGCAGCCTCGTCGGTATCGTCGGCCGATAGCTGAAGCTCGACAGCGATCTCGACCTCGCAGGTGAGGTCGGTGCGCTGCATTGGCCTAGCTGAGTTGGTTGAGACAACCAAGCGCGGGAAGTTGGGCATGACGTCCTGGTCGTCGGGGTCGTCGTACAGGCCGCGGCTGTAGGACGTCAGGCAGGTGGGTGTGCCGGCGCCGGAGGCCGACCAGTTGGCTGCTGCCAGGTAGTCAGCGACTGCAAGCTCTGCTCTTAGGGCGACGGCGTTCATTTGATTGAGATTCCGTTGTCTTCAAGAACCTTGCCGTTGGCCAGGAGGGCCTCGGTCATGTGGTTGATCATCTCTGTCGTCTCGTCGTCCATAGCCTTCTGCATGGCCTGGTCATAAATTTGAGATACCCGGTTGTATTGGCTGTCAGCCACACCGGCGGTCATGACCACCGAGGCTGTCGGGTTGAAGCCTGGGACAGCCTGAAATCCTCGGGCCTTGGTTCCCTTGTGCGTGGCGACGTTCTCCTCGTTGAGGCCGTACTGATTGGCAAGTGAGACCAGAGCGGCGTTGGTCTGCTTCGGCGCCTTGTAGCCGGGAGGCTTCGACAGCGGCTTCCACTTGGCGCTCTGAAACTGGCTGAAGCCCTTGTTGTACACTCGGATCATCTTGACCACACCGGATCGGAGGTAGCCGACCGATCCAATGGCCTTCCGCATCAGGGCCGAGGCTGCTGCCTTCATCTCTTCGCCATAGAGGCCGCGGCGACCGCCCTTAGCTTCCTTCGACTGAGCGATAAGGTGCACCCGGCGAAGGATGCGAGACTTACCGACCCGCTTGCCGGTCTTCTTGCTCTTCCGGTTGATGTCACCGACAGGCGTCCCCAGATAGTCGGCGATCCTTCGGCGCTCCTGGCCTGGGCTCTTGGGCGGCACCAGGACGAACAGCCGGACCATCAAATAGAAGAACCGGCTGTTGATCGCCTTGTGAAGGTCGCGCGAGGTGCTCAATAGATACTGCTTCATGGCAGCATCGAAGTTGCTCGAGTCGACGGTCATGTTTACGACAGGCCTCACTTTGTCTTGGCTCCCAGCTCGAGGTTGTAGTAGGCGCCGGAGGCATCCACACGGCAGGACAGGATGCGGAGGGTGCGGCCTTGATAGACCAGAGTCCTACCGACCACCGGCTTTGGCTTGCAGAATGTCAGGGCGATGCGGTCGGTGTTCTCTAGGAGAACAAAGCCGGCGTCCTCACGTTGCAGCCTTGAGAATGTGGTCCCCTGGTCGAGCGTGTAGAGCGTCGAATCCATCGAGACCAGGGTGCTGTCGCAGGTCTTCCAGTCGCTGAACATGACCAGGATCCTCGAGGTCACGTTGTCTTGGAACCCACCGGAGATGGGCACGTTGGCGTCGTTGACCGCTGCCGGGATGCACCGAATCGACGTCCCTTCCCAGATGAACATCGGCGCCCCCAGCATTTGCTGGAGCACTGCCATGCCCTGCTGGAGACTGGATCCGATGGTTGTCATCAGGTGGTGAAGTAAGTGCCGGAGACTATGAGCCGGCTGGTGGCCTGGAGATGGGCGGCTAGGCTAGCGGCGGCTCCTGTCTCGAAGTGCGACAGCTCGAGGTAGCTGGTGCCGGCGATCAACCGGGCGATGATTGCAGTCTTGGCCTGGTTGGTGGCATTGGTCAGCCACACCGCGGCTGCGGCCTCGTAGGTCACAGCGTCAGGCAGCGACAGTCGGAGGTTGCCTGTGGCGGATCCAGTCACCGAGTTGACAGTGACGTCCGCGGTAAAGGTGGTCACACATCCGATGGTGGTGTGCCGCGCGGTGTTGGTGGTGATGGCGAAGGTGCGGCCACCGCCGGAGTCGATGAGGGTCGGCACCCAGGTCGTCGGTGTCACCAGCGGCAGGGCGGCATACAGCTCGTCGAAGTTGTCGTTAATCTTCTCACCGGCACCGCGGAGGGTGTCCCCGGTGTTGTCGTTGGCGATGGTGCCGATGTTGATCGTTTGTTGAGCCATATTATTTCTTGGGTAGGACGTACCATCCGGCCGGGAGGGTCACCCGGGAAGGCCCGACCAGCTTCTTGTCGGCATCGAAAGCATAGACACTGGCCTTCACCGGCTGGGCCAGCATTACCGGATCACCGGAAGGGACCAGGACCACCCGTGTCATCTGGCAGCCCAGGCAGGTCAGCAACACGGCCATCCAGATCGCTCTTGAGGGCTTCGGGAGCTTTGCCATGTTGCACATCGGTGGGTGGTGTTTCGCGGAGCCAGTCGAGCAGAGCCTTGAGGATCTGGTAGATCCAGTTCACGCCTTGGGGTCGATGGTAGCGGTCTTGTCGGCATCCTTGGCCATAATCAGGCCGAGGCCGGCGGTCACCGCGGCAATGGTCGAGGCGATGTCGATGTTGGTGCTGGCGTCACCATCAAAGGCAGCCCGTAAGGCACCACCGACAGCGACCAGAATGGCACCAACACCAGCGAGAGTTGTTTTCGTGTTTTTCATTTAGAGCGGAATAATCGATATGCGGCGTAGATGGCGCAGGCCAAGCCTATCAGCGCGGTGATAAGGCGAACCCAGTCGGTCAGTACCGGAAGAAACGAAACAGCGGTGGCCCCTGCCGCTGCTGCTAGGCTGAGTCCAGGGCTGGTACTGCTGTTCGTTGGTTCCATTACTCGGATTTAGGCTGTGCGGCTGCCAGGATGATGTCGGCCAAAGGAACGCCCACCTTGGCGTTTTGGTAGCCACCGGCTTTGATGGCAATGTCGATGAGTTGGAGGAGGCTATTCACCTGCTCGGTGCTGAGTTCAATCTTGATCATGCGGAGGGAGCGTCAGCGATAACAACCGGCTCCGCAACCACAACCGGAGGCACCGGCACCCACGGCAACGGCAGCGTCACGACGGGCGGATTGATCTGATTCTCGATCTGCGCGGTGACGTTCGCCTCAATGCCCGCTTGATCGACTCCATTGGCGTAGCACCAACCAAGCACCTGTTCCTGCGTCAAGTCCTCGTAAGGCGTGAAACTACCAGACGGCGGAGCGAACGAGCAGGAGCCGTAGCAAGTGCCGCTGTATTGATCCTGAGTGCCGTTGCATCGCCAATCGGCGGTGATAACGACATCGGGATTGCTGCCTTCGATGGGCTTGACGAGAAGGCGTTCGATGATCCAGAGGATTGTCATAAATTAGCGAGCTTCGAGGGTTTGGACGCGGGCGGTGAGTTCCTTGATCGCAGCAACCAGCAGCGGAATTACTTCGGTGTAGCTAACACCAAAGCTTTTAGGATTCGATACATCGACAGCTTCAGGTAGTACGGCTAAAACGTCCTGAGCAATCAAAAACGGTTTACGAGTATTTGTAGTATCGCTCTTAAACTTTCCGATAACCGCTCTTAAAGAACCAACCTTAAAAACAGCATTACTGATAGGCTCAATGATGTCTTTCAATCGCTCATCTGACCAAGCAGTCCAAGATGTTGCAGTGGTATTTGCTAAATAAACACCTTGAGCACCAACATTTGCAGATATGAAAAATCCTGTAGGAGTAGTGACTGAAGGTCCAACAGCCCAATTTGTTGTTCCAGAATTATACGATAAAGCGATTCTTGCGCTGAACGATGTGTTGCTCGTCGTCCCTATCAGCAAATTTCCACTCGCATCGAGGGTCATTGCTTGAACGAATGTAGCGGTGCCAGTTCCGGTAACAGCATTGTACCATTCGTGAGAATTACCCTGCAAAGCATACATACCAGCCACGTTGTTAGCCACTTTTACAAAGTTAGTACCATCGTAGTACGCATTTGTAATAATACGTGCGACAGGGCTGTTTGTCTGACCAAGAAACGCTGCTGAAACAGTTCCAGAACCTATTTGAATCGACTTGAAAGTAGAACTCCACGCACTCGGCGTAACCCCCACGCCGACGTTGCCGGAGGAGTCTACGCGATAACGCTCAGTGCCTCCCGTAGTGACAGCAAACGTGTCTGCCGCAGGATAATATATTCCGGTGTTCGTGTCTCCGGTCGTTGTAAGAGCCGGAAGCAGTGCTGTACCAGCAGCGAAAGTCGAAACACCCGTCACACCCAGCGTCGTACCCACCGTAGCCGCGCCGGTTATGGTGGCAGAGCCAGCGGTAACGAGTCCGGTGACGGTCAATGCTCCACTCGCGGTTGGCGAGGATGAGAGGATGTTGTTGATGCTGATGCGTTTGGTATTCCCCGAGGCTGGTGGAGTATCCGACACGTCCACAATCGGGATCATGTCATTTATTGCATCGGCTGCCGTTAGGTTTGTTAGTGCTGAGATTTTAGCGTCTGCCATATCAGTAAACTGTTAAGATTAGTTTTCCCAAGTCTTCTTGTGTTAAAAATGTGGAGCCATCT